GAATCGCTAGTTCCTATCTTGAGGGTGCAAATTTTCTTACAGCGGCAGTTTCGACTCCTGCTGACGTTATGGGTCATTCTCTTCTTCTTCTATGGGGTCCTGAGTCTCAGGGGGACTTCCAACGTTGGTGCCAACTTGGGGGACTCTGGAATTTTGTGGCGCTCCACGGAGCTTTCGCCCTCATTGGTTTCATGCTTAGGCAGTTCGAGATTAGTCGTCTAGTAGGAATCCGTCCGTACAATGCGATTGCTTTTTCAGGTCCTATTGCCGTATTCGTTAGCGTATTTCTCATCTATCCACTTGGACAATCCAGCTGGTTCTTTGCACCGTCGTTTGGTGTGGCAGCGATATTCAGATTCTTACTATTCCTTCAAGGCTTCCATAACTGGACGCTCAACCCCTTTCACATGATGGGTGTAGCAGGTATTCTGGGAGGGGCTTTACTTTCCGCCATCCATGGTGTTACAGTGGAGAACACACTGTACGAAGATGGTGAACAAGCAAACACCTTCAAAGCATTCGACTCAACTCAAGAGGAAGAGACTTATTCAATGGTTACAGCAAACCGTTTCTGGTCTCAGATCTTCGGTATTGCGTTTAGCAATAAGAGGTGGCTTCATTTCTTTATGTTGTTTGTCCCTGTTATGGGTCTCTGGACTTCTTCCATCGGTATTATTGGTCTTGCTCTCAATCTTAGGGCTTATGATTTCATCTCCCAAGAAATCAGAGCAGCAGAAGACCCAGAATTCGAGACGTTCTACACAAAGAACATCCTTCTGAATGAAGGACTCCGTGCATGGTTGGCACCTGTAGACCAACCACACGAAAACTTTGTGTTCCCAGAGGAAGTTCTTCCTAGAGGAAATGCTCTGTGAATAATTTCGAGATCTTCTTTTACTTTGTCTGTTTCGCTGTTATTGCTGGTGCATCATTTGCGATGATGTGGGGTAACATTCAATCCATCAACGTGGAGATGAATAAACCAAGACCCCGTCATCCAGAGGCACCAGCTCCTGGTGATGAAGTCATGTATGTTGACCTCACCAAAGAGAAACTAGAAAGACTTTACAAAGAGGATGAAAATTGATAGACTATGGGGAGTTCACACTCCCCTTTTTTATGAACGGAAATCTTGAACCAGACGAACGGGTGTTGGATGACAGTGTCATTTACCCTGGTGGTATGTTGGGACAACTGGCTCTCGCTCTGGAGAAACTAGGGTGGGAATATGGTGATGAAGTAGACGTGGAGATTGGTGGTACATCTGTCTCTGGTATTGATGTGGGTGAAGTGTACAATAAGAAGTGGCAGTCTCCGATTGGTACTCGTAAGTACAACAAAGATGCCTTCATTATTATCAAGAATCAATCTCGTAGAGACCTAACTAAATCACAACCCAACCCTGAACTTATCGGACATCATGCCAAAGAGACTAGACAAGGAGACCAGGAAGACAATGGTTCAAATTCAGTTGAAAAACCTGAAGTCTCTGCTTGATGGGGAAGTATCTCATCAAACACTCGTAGACCATACAGGAAAAGTATCTTACAGATATACAATCACTTATCAGGAGACAGATGGCAGTACACCCTAAACTTCCCACATCGTTTGGTGGGACAGTAGAGAAAAACATTCCAGAAAATGTAGAATGGATCGATGATTGTTTCTATATCAAAGAGACTCGATTTGGTTTGTATACTAGTATTCTTAAAGAACCACTGGGACAACACTTCATTACTGGTGCTACTAAAGAGGGTGTGGAAACCATGACTCGATGGCATCTGATGTGTTTACAAGATGGTTCTCTTGATGAATATACCCGTGTTGTAAATAGTGGAGTTGTTGCAGGTAAGTTATGACTTTTTTAGTATTTTCTAAAGAAGGATGTCCTTCTTGCAATAAAGTTCAACAGGTATTACAGCTAGCAGAAGTTAAGCATGTGATATATAAAGTTAACCGAGACTTCACTAAAGAAGAATTCTTACAGAAGTTTGGTGAGTCATCAACCTACCCTAGGGTAGTTGTGGATGGTGAAGTTATCGGTGGATGTCAAGAAACAGTCAATTATCTAAGGGAACAGAAATTAGTATAATGGAAGATAGGGAGATCTATTGGGAAGTCGAAAGAACTATTGATTACGCTTTTGACCACAAGTTCTTCCTTAACATGTATGAGTATCTAAAACTCAAAAAGACAAAAAAGGTAGATGTAAGAGAGTTTATTGAAAGTTCCACAGCAAAAGAGATTGAGGACATTATCAATGATCTTGAAGAGTACATCCACGGCGGTAGTGACAATGATCACAAACAACTCAGAGAAGGGTATGGGCATCTGGGTAAACCAGAGGCAAGAAAAATAAAAGATTATTTACATGGGATACTGGAAGATGCCAGAAGGTATGAACAAGAAAAACAATCAGGAAAAAGAAGAAAGTTTTCTAAATAAACCTGAAAGTGATTCCATTCCCGTCAATCGTGGAGTAGAATTACTACTTAGAAATAGGAGGAGGAAGCCAGAGCCACCCAAGACTTTCCAGATAAAGTTTGGGAACATGGTGTCCTTCATGAAGAGGGAGATCGTTTTCCACTTTAACTTCTACCTGGACATTAGGAAAAAGAAGTAACCCAAGGAGGGAGGACAATGTTAGCGGTAACCCTAACTTTTTCAGCAATCATTTCAGTTATGTTTCTTCTCGTAGGAGGAGTGATTGGGTATCTAGTCAAGGAGTATGTAATCGAGAGAAACTCTACTTACATCCCTATGCACCCAGAAATGTTTGATGAGAATGGACAAATCATCCCCGATGAGGTATTGTCTGTTAGATTTGAAAATAATCTAGAGGACTTTCAAGATGAGGATTGACCTTGACTGGTCAAAATAAATAACCTATACTGAATGCAAAACAAATTACAATGGCTACATCATCAACAAGAAAGAAAACAACAGCGAAGAAAGCAGTAACAGTTACGAAGAAACTCCCTCCCAATCCTTTTATTCATGAGATTCTGGAACTTGTTTCCAAACAGAGAACTGTAAATAAAAAGATTGAGATTCTAAAGGAATATAGAAACGATGCTTTGACTGCTGTCTTGATTTGGAACTTTGATGACAGTGTAATCTCACTCCTCCCAGAAGGTAACGTACCCTATGAGAGGAATGAGGTTCCTGTAGGGACCGACCACACGTCCCTGAGGAAGGAATGGAAGAATATGTACCACTTTGTTAAGGGTGGTAACGACTCCCTCTCCAAGACCCGTAGAGAGACCATGTTTATTCAGATGTTGGAGGGTCTTCATCCTGATGAAGCTGACCTGGTCTGTCTGATCAAAGACAAAGGACTGTCAACTAAGTACAAGATTTCAAAACAAGTAGTAGAACAAGCATTTCCAGATATTCGTTGGGGGGATCGCAGTTGAAGATTACTATCCTACATGAAGATTGTGATAAGGAACTAGCTCAAGACACAACTCTCCCATATACAACCTATCTCGTTGAGTATAAGTTGGATGGGAGAGTTCGTTATGATCTAGTGAACTGTAAGAAGATGATTGATATCTTTGATCATTATTGGGATCACTATCGTCATGACTTCATTAACATGACACAGACTGAAGGACGAGTTAATCCTAAGATGTGGAATGATCCAAACAAAAAGAGTAGTAAGAAATGAGTAACGGATTTGATATCAGTTTTGAAGGTATAGATATGAAACCTGATGAAGTTCAGGACCTTCTTAAGAAGTATAAGAAGATCAAGAAGTATCAGAAGTCTAATCTATTTGCCATCAAAACGATGGATGGGACTGAAGAAATCGTCTCTAAAATGGTTGAAGAAGCTCGTGAGGAAGGATTTTAATTATTCTCAATAATATTCTCAATAAAAATAAATAGAGTAAGCAGGAGAGTAATATGCTTTCTACTCAATATCGCCTCAGACTAGAGTTCATTTGCAAGTGTATCGTTAATGGAGAAGATGTAAAACTAGATGACATGATCTGGGCAGACAAGTTAGCTAAGGCTAATAGTTCAGCTGGAGAGATGTTGAGAAAGGCAAGACGGAAGGCTAGGAATCCTGAAATGAGGGAGGGGGGTCTAGATGATTTTTTGAATCAGATGGATCTGGGACACCCTGATCCATCAAACCACAAGACAAACTTTGATGGAGCGGACGAAATTGTAGACTGGTTCGCAAGAGAAAAACCTGATGACTGGAGACAACGTGACTAAATTTTTGATGTTTACAAAGGAATCTTGCGGTCCCTGTGGACTTGTCAAGAAGTACATTACCGCTCTCAAAGATTCCCGTGAGGATATCATTGAAGAGATTTATCTTGAGGACTTCAGTGATGTGCCTATCCCTGAGGAAAATCTTGCAATCGCTAAAAAATATAGTGTGACTGCTACTCCTGTTCTTCTTGTAATTAAAGGTGATGATGAAGATTGTGTTCTAGAAGAACTGGTTGGTGGTTTGAACATCACACAAAACATTCGTAGATTGTGGGATAAGTATTATGAGTGAAAAAATCACACCAGAAACATATGAAAAAATGAATGAGGAGTTTGAGGAAGAGGGTCTTCCCTTCCGAATCATTGTTCCCACTCAAGAACAAATCGACAAATGGAGAAATGAAAGCGATCATCTACAGTAATAGAAATCAAGAGTGTGAGAGAGCACGATCTGTTCTAGAAGCTTGTCATCTAGATGAAACCATTGTGTACTACTTGGACAAGGACTTTACCATTCAACAATTCACAGATGAGTTTGGTGAAGGATCGGAGTTCCCACAGATTGCTATTGGAATCAAACACGTCGGTAGTCTGAAGGATACCCTACACTACATGAGTGAAAAGGGAATGTTTGTTTGATAAATATCTCTAAGGAGATATAGAGATACATGAAGACATTCTCTCGGTTTATGAAAGAATCTGATCAAGTTCTTCTTTTACGAATTCAAGAAGAGATTGATTTCCTTGAGGATCAGTTATCTGTTTGCGAAGATGAAGAACTTTCAGAAAGTATTTCTGATAGACTAAGAGCTCTTAGAAAAAAAG